CACGCCGCGACCCAGTCCAGGGCGTCGTAGTAGCAGCGCATCTCCTCCAGCGCCTCGGCCGGGTAGTAGTCCGCGAGCTCCTTGAACGGGTCTGCCGGTGAGTCTGCCCCGTGGATCGCCGTCACCTCTTTGTACGAGTTCAACTGGATTCCGGGCGTTTTCCAGTCGACGATCTGGCGTGTGTGAAGGTGCCAATGCTTCACCTCCAGGTGCGGGTTCGCCTTCCTGATGTTCGAGAGGATCGACGTGTCGCAGCCGCGCATTCTGTCCTCATCGGCGGGCCGGTAGTCGACCGCTTCGAGCAGCTGCCTGGGGATGATCCTGATCCCTGCGCCGCCCGCGTACCCGATCCGTGGTGACACGATCTCCCTGCCATCCTCGCGAACGAACGACATGTGCTGGAACCCGAAGATCGTGCGCTCGTCGGGGAGCGGCTCGGTGAATAGGCGATGGTCGAGCCAGTCGTCTGAGCCGCACGGGACGACATAGTCGACCGGGGTCGGGTTGTAGCGTGGGTCGGTCGCCAACTGGATGCCATCGTTGAACTTCGCGGACGTGTAGTCGTTGTCGCGGATCACCCAGCCGAACTTCAACCCGACCACGTCGAGCTCGGCCAGCGTGTCGTGGTCGCTGACGATGACGGCGCTCGCCTCGACGCCTTCCTCGTAAAGCGCATCACAGGTGCGCCGCAACTGCCGTAGACAGATCCTGGCGAGCGGCAGCCGGCCGTGGACCGGGACGCAGAACCACAGCGTCTTCACGTTGCCACCGCCATGTGAAATGCGTTGCTGTACCAATCGGGATGTAGGAGAAGATGAAGCTGCCGCGGCGCCAAACTGTCCTCCGGCGGCGTCTCTGTCTTGACGGACTCATTGAACAGCCGCACGGTTTCGTTCACGTCGGCCGGGTTCCACTTGCCGCCGCTGTCGCTGAACCGAAAGTAGTAGGGGAGCGCGCAGAACAGAGCCTCGTACGCAAGTCCGAAGTCGGCGAGCGGCCGGGGCCGCAGCAGAAGGCTGGCCACGCCACGGTTGATCTCGCGGGCGCCGCCTTCGATGATCGTGTCGCCGACCTGGCCGCGACGGCACTCGAGGAACTGCTCGTCGTTAGCGAACCACTCCTCACCGTCACCGGCCCCATAGCTGCAGAGACGGTCCCCGTGGCCTGCGGCTCCGATCACGTCGTGTCCGAGTCCGCGCAGCTGTGCGAGTGCATCGTCGAGGATCTCGTCGGGATGGCGGCCCGTGCGGAACGATTCGGCGAGCGCGTTGACATGGATGCCGATCTCATGGCCGCACGAAGCGATCTCGTCCAGGTGATCCTCGAACCCTGGCGCGTCCCAGTAGTCGGAGCCGTGCAGGATGTAGTAGCTCGAGCGGTAGCCGTGCTCCTGCTCCCACGCTGCCATGTGCGTCGCGATGAGCAGAGACGATGCGCTGTCGCAGTCGTGGCGCATCCCGATCGCATCAGGCGCTCGGTCGCCGGCCACTACTTCGCGCAACGGCACAACTCGTTTAGCGCGCGACATGAACAGGCGGTCGAGGTCTTCGAGGTCGGCCATGTTGAACGGTGCCCTATCCCGCATCTCGCACCTCGCGCGCCCGTCTGATCGCCTCGGTCTTCAGCGCGACCGCGTCGTCCATGTGCGCCATCCGGTTCGTGTTGTTGCCCCAGTCGAGCTCCTCGAAGCGGAGAGGCAGATGCACGGTCGGCGCGATGACGCCGATGATGGTGTCCGACCACATCCGGAAGAAGTCGTCGTGCGGGTAGTGCTCCAGGTAGCGGACGTGCGCATCAATCCAGAGCGAGACGTGGCTGATCGACCCGGAGCCGGGGAAGACGAGATCGTCGTAGCCGTTCTCGATCCCCTGGCGGCGCGCACCATCTGACCAGTCTTTCCACATGCAGCCGGCCATGTAGGTCGGCGAGTACGCGGCGAGGATGCTGACCTGATTCTCCGGAGTGTGGACGATGTCGTCGTCCTGGCTGTAGATGATCTCCGTGTCGGCGCGTAGCGCCCCGAGCAGCCGCCCGTACGTCATCTGATCCTGTTCTTCCTTGCTGTTGTCCCAGACGATCACGTTGGGGAAGACGAGCGAATCGAGGACAGGCTCAAGGCTGACATCGCCGCGGGTGACGATGACCGCGGTCGCTTCACTTGGTGATAGCAAGGCTTTCCTCCCAGCCTTGCATCTCGGCCATGTGCTTGCCGCGCTCGTCGATTGTGAGTTCTCTGGCCCCTCGCGTGTCGGCGTGCCGCATGTATTTGAACCGTGGCCTGTCCCCGGCCGCGAACACGGCGCCCATGAGCGCGAGCCTGCGCCACAGCGCCCAGTCCTGTAGCGCGCAATCGGGGAAGCCGCCGGCGTCGAGCAGGATGTCGGTGCGGATGAACGATCCGGCTACGAATGGGTTGCGGTCGAGCGCGAGGATCTCGCTGCTAGCCAGCGCGGGAGGGATGTACGTTTCGCCGTCGCTGCGGTCGTATCCGCATTGGACAACGTCCGCGTCGATCTCGCTGATCCCCTCCAGGGCGTTTGTGTATGCGAGGTCGTCGATGTCGTGTATCCAGACCCATTCACTGCGGACCTCCTGTAGCGCGCTGTTGAGGTGGAACGCCTGCGGGTACACGCTCCGGTTTTGGCGGCGGCGGCACACTTCGAGGATCGTGGTGATGTGCCGGTAGCGGTCGGTGCCGACGATCACTTCGCGGGGTGCAGGGTTGAGCATCCCGACGCAGTTGAGCCAGTCCGGCAAGTAGTCGTCGTGGCTGGATCCGTACAGACAGCTGATGATCGTTATGTCGACCATTCCACGTCTCCTTCACGGAAGCCGATCCGCTCCTTGTAGAACCTGAGCCCCTCGGTGCCAGAGTCGTGACGGTTGTAGTAGAGGACGCCCGAATAGCCGGCTTGGTCCTCGACGACGCCCTGGAAGAGGAGGTACATGATCTCGTCGGCTAGGTGGTCGCCGTGGCCGAGGATCATGCTGACCATGCCCAACGCGTTGCTGCGGTGGAGCGTCATGTACGCGACGAGTACGAGGTCCTTCAGCACGCCGTAGGTGCGGGTGTTGTGGAGATGGCAGGGGAACTCGGGCAGGCGTCCGTGTTCGCGTCGGTCGCGGTATCCGTCCGCCATCGGTCGTCCTTGCCTCTGCTCGAGCGACATATTGATCGCGTAGATGTCGTCAGCGTGGTCTGCGTATGAGACTTCACTGAAGATGTACCCGCGACGTGCGCAGCGGTCGGCGCGCTTCCGAGCTGTCCGATGCTGTGCGCGCCACTCATCAAGCGACTCAGGGCACGCCATGATCGACACGCCCCGCTGATATCGGATCGGCTCAAGTGTGTGGCCGAGCGTCTGCGCATGATTCAGGCAGTCCCGTTCGTCACAGTCTCCGACGAGATCAACGGGAAGCGCCATCGTCTCAATCACGGCGCATCACCATCCAAGCCACGCGCGAGTTGCGCGGGAAGAACGACTGCGTCCAGCCTTCCGGCGCGTTCAGGTTCGTGTCATTCCTGACTGTCAGGGTCACCATCTTCCGCGCCACGGCGAGCCAGAGGTAGAACGTCTCCCAGACCTGTTCGGCCATGTCGCCCATGAACGGGTCGACGCTGACGACATCCCACTCACGGCCATCCATTGCTGCGCGCTCGGTGAACTCCCAGGAGTCGGCGACGTGGAAGGCGTGGCCTTCGGGCATGAGTGTCGCCATCTCGTAGAGCTTGTCTTTGTCGGTGTCGACGAAGTCGATGGTCAGGCCGGCGCGGATAAGGTGGATGCCGTCGTTCCAGCCCCAGAACCCGGCAGCAAAGAGTGAGAGGGCGGTCCCTTCGGTCGGCAGAAGGAAGCTCGGGTAGGGCTGCGCCTCGCGGTTCAACGCATCGAAGGTGGCCGGCTTGACGATGCTCACGACATCGCCTTCAAGACGACAATCTGGAGCAGCGATCCGAGGAAGAAGCCCTCACCGTTCACGTCGGTGAAGTCCGTGTAGCCCGACCAAGGAAACCCATCGTTCCACTTGATGTCCTGAGCCCAGCCGCCGAGCGAATGGTCGGAGTCGAGTGCCTTGACGATCGACAGGTCGCCCTCATCGTCCATCAGGGCGAGCAGGAGATCCTCGCCCGTGTAGAGGTCGGCGGTGGAGACGCGCACCCGGATCGTGATCGGCACGCCGCCATAGAGCTCGTTGAATCCGGCGAGGCCGGCCTCGAGGCCGGTCGGGTTGGCGATCAGCATGTCGATTGCGGGCGTCTCGGCGACGGAGAAGGCGCGCGATTCGATGTGCAGCCTCACCGGCCAGGCGGCTGAACCTGTCGCGAGTTCGTTCTCAAGTTGTGCGGCCATGGCATCCATGACCTGAGCGAGGGTCGCCATCGCGCCCTACGCCACGCCCCATCTGGACTTGGCCGTAGAGAGCCGTTGTGCGTAGCGCTCCCACGAGTACCGGCCAAACGACGACGGAACAGCCTCGTCGACGACGCCGAGGATGCCGGGTGCGCTTTCGCGGTGCCGCCACAAATCAGCGGCACGGTCGATGCAGACGCCCTTGAACAGCTCGAGTTGGTGGCCGGGTCGTGATCGTCGGGCCAGTCGACCTCGGAGTTGATCTCGATCGTCGCAGTGTCGAGATCACCTTGCGCCGCAGCGATCTGGTCGCTGGTCGCGTCCCTGACCTTGAGGATGCGGAACAGCTCGGCCGTCGTCGCATAGGTGACGAATGGCGCCCCTGGCGGAATGATGCCGGGGTCGTCTATGACTGTGAACCCAGCATCGACGTTCGTCCACGCCGATGTGCTTCCCGACGCGAAGTCGTCGAAGAAGATGTCGGATGCGCCATCCGTCGTACCGACTCTGATGTTCGTGAAGTAGAGGAACGCTCCCGCGTCTACCGATCCGAGTTGGAACAGTTGCAGCGCGCGTACATGTGCCTGGCTTGTCGAGGTGACATCGACGGTTCCGATGTCGGTGTCGTCCACTGCGACGGTCATCGCGATCGGCGTCCCGGCTGTCAGGTGGATCTTGACACGGTAGAACTGCATGGCCGCGAGGACGGGTGCTGGCGCGAACGGTGTGGATGCTGGATCGAGCTGGTCAGTGAACGCCGCCCATTTCGCGATAGGGCCAGTGTCGACGTACCACTCTGCGCCGGCGTTGCCGCTAGCACCCGCGTCGGCTCCCGAGAGTTGGATCAGCGGGAAATCTGTGAACGACGATGGGTTGGTCAGGAGATTCGCCAGTGCTGCCGCGTTCAGTGCCACATCGGCCCAGGTGAAGACGGCTGCATGGTCTGCACCGAAGTCCTTGTCGATTGAGCCGCCGCCTGTGAGGGCGACTTGGAGGACCTTGCCTGCCATCTACTTTTTCTTCGCGCTCGGCTTCTTCGTGATGGGTGTCTTGGTTGTGGCCTGTGGAGCGCCGAGACCGGAAAGGTTGTCGGTCGTGGTCGACTTCGTCCCCTCACCTTTCGGGTCGTATTCGCCCGCTTCTCGGCGCTCCCTGTACGGCGTCATCGCTAACTGACCGCCGGGGGTGCCATCTCGTTCCCGCTCGGACCGACATGCAGCGTCGTGCCGCTCACGTTCGGCACCATCGTCCCCTCGGCCGAGCCGGGCGACGCGACCTCGCCGGGTGCCGGCGTGGCGCTCGAGCCGGGCCCACCGTCGGTCGGCATCGTCTGCCCGGACGGGTTGTACGGCTCCGGGCCTACGGGCATGCCGCCAGCGTTCTCCTGTGTACCCGTTTCGGTTCCTGCGATGTCCATCAGTTCTCCTTTCGACCTTCGGTTATGAGATCCGCTGCACGATCGATCCTGATTGACTGAAACTGTTATCGGTCAAGCCATCCTGTAGTTCGACCTTCAAGTTGATGTTGTCACTCACGGTCAGATAGCGGATCATCACCATCGTTGAAGCCTGCGGGTATTGCCCACTACTACCCAATGCGGTCGAAGGTGGACTCTGTGATGTGACTTGGCCGGATCCGCTCGGCCCCTGCAATGTCAGTGTCGCGATGTAGTAGCCACCAACCGTGATCGCATCGTTCTGGATCGTGTCCGCCATGATCGCGTAGACGCCGTCCTCCAGCACGTTGGGCTGGGTCACATTAGAGATGTCCAGCAACACGTCTGGGCCATTCGAGGTAGTCCAGGGAATCGCCGTCGGCCCATCATCGTCCAATACCGGGACATAATCGCCGCTGAACGATTCGTATGCGATCGAGATTCCGCCGCCGCCACTGCCTGCCCGTTTCGCCGCGACCGCCGCGATAGCTCGTTCCGAAAGACCGATCGTCCGCAGATAGACCTCGTCCGCATCCGCTGGCATGACGTCAAGAATCGCGCCGACCTCGTCGACGGACTCTTTCTCGTAGCCAGTCAGTGGCCCTGTCACTAGCTGCTCAGGCTCCTCTCATGCTTCGCGGGGAGGGTCCGGCCTCTGCATGCCGGACCCTCCTGTCCCATTTAGCGCCTCTACTCCTACGAGGCGGTCGTGATGAGCGCGAACGCTCCGTCGTCGACGACATCGGCCTCGAATGCGCCGATGATGCCGACCTCGACGCCGCCGATCGCCGGCTCCACAACCCGGAGCTCAACGGGAGCCCCGGCCGTCTCCGCGACCAGGAGACCGGCGGAGTCGCCGACGATGATCGTGCCACTATCGAGTCCACGCGAGATCACGATGTTCAGCGGCCCGATGTTCTGGCCGTTGACCGACATGAACTGCGTGAACGCGTTGGACGTGAGCCCCAGGAAGTAACCGAAGCGATCCGGGGCGAGGTAGATCGTGTCGGCGACACGGCCGCTATTCGCGAACACGGCTGCGTAGCCGGCACCGATGCCGGTCATCATCTGGGCGAACGTGTCGGTCGCCCCGACCTGCGTCGAGATGTGGTGCGTGTACGCGGAGTCGGTGAGCGCCTTCGCGGCGTCCTGCTCCGTCTTCAGCGCATAGTCGGCCGCTGCGAGGTCAAACCACAGCGACAGGGCGTCGGGGGTCGTCCAGTTGATCGCCTGCCACGACAGGTCGCCGCCACCGAGATAGGTGGACGCGGTCTGCGTGACGAGGTCGACGACCATGCCCTGATTCCCAGCCTCCGTCTTCTGTGACGCCTGCACCGAGACGATCGGGCGGGTGGTGACCTTTGGGTAGGTGAGCGTGCCCCGCATCAGCGACGTGCGCATCGCCGAGTTGACCAGGTTCCGGTTCTTGTTGATGATCTGGAAAATCTGGTCGAGGTACTGCGGGGTCTGCAGGCCGGCGACGTTCGATGAGAGCGTGTTCGCCGGAGTTCTCTTGAGCAGTGCGAGCCGCTCGCGTGCCTTGAGGACTGCGTCGTTGCCGCCTGCGAGCTGTGCGATCTCGCTGCAGTGGACCGAGTCGCGGCTGAGGATCATGTCGCGGGCGTAGACGGAGAAGTCCCGGTAGATGATGCCATCGCCGTCGAGGTCGACTCCGTCCTCGACTCCGGCCATCGCCTGCCGTGCCTTCTTGGCGGTTGCGATTGCCGCGTTCGTAGCCGAAATGTCCTCGGTCAGCTGGGTCGTCTCCGCGTCGATCTCGGTGACGCGTTCGCGGTACTTAAGAATGTGCTCCTGCTCGACTTCGGTGAGCGTCCGCTCGTCACCTTCGCGGGTGTTGATCGCTGCGTTCAGCGCCTCCCACTTCTGGGTCGTGACTTCGCGCTCGTCGAGCAGCATCGACAGGCGGGTTTCCGCCTGGGTGGTCGATGCGGCCATCGTTACACCTCCGAACTGGTTGACATGGACTGACTTCGCTGGCGGGTGTCGATGCCAGGGGTGCCGGTCTGTGCCGGGGTGCCTGCGTGCTCGAGGTGCGCCGTGTGGTTCAAGCTAGGTGGATGAACTGGTCGAGTTGAATGAGGCGAGGATCTTCTCGAGGCGCGACCTCGCGGCGTCGCGCTGTTCCTGCGTAGCGTCGAGAGGATTTCCCTTGCCGATCTCGGACAACGCCGCTCTGACGCCGGCGACATTGATCTCGCCGCTTGGGTCCTTGAATGGGAGGTGACAACGATCCTTCGTCTTCGGTCCGCCACTGGGGTTTAGGTCGATCGCGGCAGCGGCGCAGTAAGCCTCCGGCGTGTCCCAACGCGACGCCGACCCGTCCCATGATGCCTCGGTGTAAGAACGGGTGAGGAGGAGCGCCATTCCCTCGGGGAGATCAACTCCGAGATCGGCGCAGCGTTCTAGCAGCGCCCTGTTGATCGGTGGCGGTATCGACTCCTCGTCCACCGTTACCACGTCCTCTTCGCGCATCGCTAGAACTTGCGCCTTGCTGTAAGCAGGAGTGGGCGTAAGAAGTACCGAGTCGAGGTCCGCCTTGTATCGCCTCAGCACGCCATCGCGGCCGCGAATGTTCTTCTTCTCGAAAAACTCAGCCGACACGCCAGTGAGAACCCCGTCGCTGACGAGTTCGCGGGCGGTGTCTGCCTCTGTGCCTGTGTGCATCTTGAATCGCGCGTGGTAGCCGTCTTCGCGGCTAATGAGTGTCTGCCCGTGGCCGACGACTCCTATGAGTCCAGGCTTGCGGTCACCGTTGGTGTCGATTTGATCGTGGCCGGACCCGACGCGAAGATAAACCCGATTCGCGGCGTTCTCCTGATGCGAGAACACACCGGGCATCCACTGCTCCTTGTACGGCCGAAAGTCCGGCGGGTCGGCCACCGTTGCGATCTCATCGAATGGGACAACGCGCACGTCGATTGTGCGGTCGTCCGCCATCTCTGCTTGGACGCCGAAGGTGCGGACGAGAACCATGCGCTCACTCGTCTCCACGGAGCCCTCCTCCACCACTTCGCTCATCAGTTCCTCCCTAGTCCAACCAGCCGGGGTGTCGGCTGGTTTGCTTGTGCCGGCGAGGCGCCCGCTGTCGGCGGCGCATCCGGCGTCTGCGAATAGTCCTGCGAGGCTGCCGCGGCCTGCGGGTCATCCTCATCGGTCGCGAACGGCCCGACGGCGACTCCGGCCTCTACGTGCAATGGCTGGAACGTGTCCTTCGCGTCGAACCAAACCCACTGCCCGGACGGCAACGCCTGCGACGTGAACGCGTCGGCGATCCGCTTCGCCGTCGGCCGCAGCTCGAATCGCCACCACATCTCGCCAAGCATCCCAGGGTTCTGGTAGGTGAGGCTCGAGTTGCCGCGGCCACCGCCGACCGTCAGGTTCACAAGGATGGCGGGAATCCCAAACGCCGTCGCAAGCGCCACAGCGTTAAAGTCCTGATTCTCAAGTAGCGACAGATCCTTCGGGTTGAAGGAGAGCTCGGTGAAGTCGAGCTCGGGCGGAAGAACAGGCGGGGCTCCAGACCGTGACGCCGTCCGCGCCTGCCACTGCGTCTGAATCGCGACCGCCTGCTGCTCAGTCAGCTTCCGCTTCGACTTCAGCGCGACCTTCGGGATGCCGCCAGTGTTCACCTCGAGCGACGCGTTCCCCGCCGCGAGCAAACCCCACGCAAGTTGAGCGTAGGCGCGGATCGCTGGTGTGCCGTGCGCCTGAAAGGTCGCCGTGTTGCCAGGGTTGCGGTCGATCTGGATCACGTCTGCTGGATCGAGTGTGTCGCCGCCGAGGATCTTGTATTCGCGGACGCCGTCGCGCCACAGCGGTTCGCAGATCCGGGCCGGGATGGTCGTCCAGTTGCGCGGGTAACCGTTCGCGTACCGCTGCGTGATGAACGCGAGCCCATACCCCCAGCCGTACATATCAGCGACGAGCGCGAAGACCGCGTCCGACACACCGTTCGGGTAGAACAACGGGTCCGGGTTGCAGACCCACATCGGCTCCGTCGCATCCACCACGTTTGGCGCCTCAAACCGCAACGGCATCGACGCGATCTGCTGCGCGTTCATCTGGATGCACCTGTTCGTGATCCACGTCCGCTCGGCAAGCAAGCCGTTGCCAGGCCAGAACATCTGGCCCGTGTCGCCGAGCCCGTTCTCGGCCCAGAAGTCAGGGATGATCGAGTTCCACAAGGACATGTTCGTGCCCTCGAGCGGCTCGACATCACGCGTAAGAAGCTGCTCGCTGCGCGCGACGAGCGGCTGCCCCACCTCCGGGCGCGGGCCTAGGATGCGATCGAGCAGACTCACATGCGCCTCACAAACACGGCCCCCGCCAGCACCGCCACGGCGACAATCAGGATCAAGCCCCAGGTTGGGATGCTCGCGACAACCATCAGAAGATGACCACCTCGCTGTTCGCGACATCCCGATCCATCGCCGACCACAACGCGATCGACCCTGAGATCACCGGGCCAGGCTCGGTCTTCGACTTCGACCGCGACCAGGCCCAGCGATCAACCAGCGGTCGCGTACGAGCTCCACGCACCGACGTGTTCAGCTCGTCCTGGCCGAGATGCACCAGATCGTCCTCCTCCACCGCGGTCGCGAACTGACCGCACGCATCCGCGTACTCGCCCGTCTTCAACCTGCGCACCTCCAGGCCTGTCTGCTCCTCGATCCGATCAGCGATCCCGTTGGCGGGACCGAACCCGTCGCAGACGAGTTCGATCACCTCATGGCTAAAGCACAGTTCGGCCATCCGCTCCGGCACCCAGCCGGTCCCCTCGCGGCAGTGGATCATCTCGACCATCTTCCTGCCACGCTCGTTCAGCCCGGCCGCGGTGATCGTGGTCCGTCGTGCCGGCGACACGTCAAACGAGATACAGATGGGATCCTGCAGCACCGACTCGGCGTCCTCCCCCTCCAGCCACTTCTCCAGCGAAATCTCCGAGTTGCCGACCAGATCGGTGTCGGGGTAATCGCCCACGTTGAGAAGCTCGGTGATGAACTGCCGCCAGCCCAAAGCCCTCGCCTCCTTCGCCATGTGCTCCTCGTAGATCCGACCGCGCACCATCGCCCAGTTCACCTCACGCCACACGGACGGATCGCGCGCGACATCCTCGGGCACCTCGTCGGGCGTCTCGTAGTCGAGCGAATACTCGTGGTAGACGAGCGACTCGTCCTCACCCTCGAGGCCGCGCTCGCGAACGCGCGTCCAGACAATCGCGTGGTCGTCCTTATCCTTGTCCGGCGCGTTGCCGGCATAGACCAGCTGCGGACCATGCTCGGCCGTCGACGCGCGCAAGGTCGGCACCATCGTCCCGTGCGCCCACTCCGAGAGGATCTGCGCCTCGTCGAGTACAAGCAGAGCTACGTCGTCGACGCCCTTCAGGCCAGACTTCGTCCTGGTACGAAACTCGATCTTCGCCCCATTCTGCAACTCGATCGACTCATCGCCGTGCGAGTAGAGGAAGCCGACGATCCGCTGCTGCCCCACGGGCGAGCGTTTCATCTGCGCGAGCAGCTCCGGGTTACGACGGATCACTTCCTCGATCCGCTTGAAATGCCTAACCGACGTCTTGAACTCGTGGGCCGAATGGACGATGAACCGCTCGTCCAACTCAAACAGGCCGAACAACTCGCGAGCCAGCAGCACCTCGCCCTTGCCGTTCTGGCGCGGAGCCGAGAGAGCGAACTCGAACGACTGCCATCGGCCAGCCTCATCCAGACCCAGCATGGAGCGAAGCATCATCTCCTGCTCCGGGTCGAGTCTCAGCTTGTGCTCGCGCGACCATGCGACTGCGCGGTCGCCGAGCGACCAGTCGTACGCGTCGGGGATGTTGCAGATGCGGGGCATGACGAGCTCGTCGAGCGTCGGCGCCGCTACCACTTCCGCGACCGCCTCATCCCGCGCTTCGCGTTGCCACGTCGGGCACCTTCGCTTCGATTGCACGTCGCGTGCGCGACGCCTCGGTAACTACGACGGTCGGGCGTATGGTCGAGGTCCCAGGGCTGCCCTGGCAGGATCACTTCATGGCAGAGGCAGCACGTCTGGAATCCCCCACGAACGATCGGCGCGATTTGTGCCCGAACCGACTGATGCACGGCGCCCAAGCCTCGAGCCGTCGTAGAAGCGCGCTGTCTCGGCCAAAAATTGCGTCCAGACGGAAATCTGCC